CTAAAATCACAGGCCAAAGTATTAGAGCTCATTCCATAAATAGGGGCCTGATGCATTTTCACCAGGAAAGGCGCTGGCAAGGCGTGCGACGCGTCTCGTGGCGGGGCCACGAGCAAGGACTAGGCGTCCCCGAGCGAACGCGGCCAGCGCCTTTCCTGGACTCGGCGTCCCCGTGAAAACCCGGAGGGAACGCGCTATTTGGGCGGTGCGCGTTGTTGTGCCGCTTGCACAGGGACCCACCCTGTGCGGCGCGACACGCCTGGCGCCCCATCCCAAATAGCGCGTTTGCACAGGCCCCTATTTATGGAATGAGCTCTACTTACGCGATACCAACCAACAGCCCCATACCCATGTTCAAACTCCTCCAATCCAAACTCGGCCGCGACAAAGACTACCCCGAGCGCACGGCCAGGCTGCAGAGTTTGCAGCATGTCCTCAAGGGTACGCTGTATGACGTGTTGCGCCATCCGTTTCATGACGAGCGCAATGGCGCGGGCGAATATATTCCGCTGCGCGAGCGGCGCCCTTGTGTGCGCTCGAACACCTGCCGCGTCGTGGTCGACGATTCGGTGGCGCTGCTGTTCTCCGATGGGCATTTTCCCACTGTGGAGCTGGCCGACGGCGCTCAGAAGGCCACGTTGGCGCGCATTCTGAGGGAGGCGCGTTTCAACGAGGTGATGATCGATGCGGCCACGCGCGGCAGTGTCGGCTCGGTGGCGTTGCACTTTCAGGTGCTGGGCGGGCGCGTGTTTCTGAAGGTGCTCGACACCGCGCTGTTGACGCCGCTGTGGCAGCAGGGCGCGCCCGACAAGCTCGCGCGCGTGGTGGAGAAATACAAGGTTAATGGCGAGGCCTTGCGCGCAGCGGGTTATGCGATTGCCGATGGCGATTTGCCGGCGATGTTCTGGTTCCAGCGCGTGTTCACCGGTGTTGCGGAAGAATGGTATCTGCCGTGGAAGGTGGCCGATGCGATCGATGGTTTTCAGCCGCGGCTCGATCCCGAGCGGTGCGTTACGCATGCGCTGGGCTTTGTGCCTGTCGTGTGGATACGCAATCTGCCTGGCGGCGATGATGTGGACGGCTTGCCGACGTTTTGCGAGGAGGCGATCGATACGCAGATCGAGATCGATTACCAGCTCTCACAGGCCGGGCGCGGGTTGAAGTATTCGTCGGACCCGACGCTGTTGATCAAGGAGCCGTCCGGCAGCGGCGGCGATCCGATTGTGAAGGGCGGCGCGAACGCCATCGTGGTCGACGAGAAGGGCGATGCGAAGCTGCTGGAGATCAGCGGCAAGGCCAGCGAGGCGGTGCTGGATTACGTGAAGTTCCTGCGCGAGATGGCGCTGGAGACGATGCACGGCAACCGCGCGCAGCCGGATAAATTGAGCGCGGCGCAATCGGGCCGGGCGATGGAATTGATGATGCAGCCGCTGGTGTGGCTGGCCGACAAGCTGCGCATCAGCTATGGCGAACGGGGAATTGTCGAAGTCGCCGTCATGATTTTGCGGGCGTCGCGCGTGCTGCCGTTGGTGTTTGCCAATGGCGAGCGGGTGGTACCGTTTGATGCGGATCAGGCAGTGTCGTTGCGCTGGCCGCGCTGGTTTGCGCCTACGGCTGCGGACCTGGCGCAGATTGCGGCGACCTTGTGCCAGTTGTGCGCGGCGTCGTTGATGTCGCGCGAGACGGCGATCAAGGTGCTGGCGGCGCAGTATGACATTGATGATGCGGCGGCGGAGCGGGCGCTGGTTGAGGAGGAGATGGCGTTGGAAAACACTTGATGGTGTTTGGGCGAGTGCGCTTTATTCTTTTGCGAATGCGAGAAGTTCAACTTTGCGCTGCTCGCAGGTGATGCCTTTAGGACGACTGGCCGGTCGTCCCTGTCCCGCCTGCGGGAGAGGGGAGTTACAGCGGCTGCTCCAGGTAAGCTGGCGATTGATATTCGGTCAGTTTCCTAGGTCGGACGGCCGCCCCGTCGGAAGGCGCTGCGCTTTTCCGACCTGCGGCTGCTCCAGGCGAGCCGGTGACAGGATTGACTTTGCAATGCGTAGTACCAAATCAAGCAGTACCCATACAACTCTAACAGGAGGACTCGATGTCCGATAACGCCTCATCATCCGCCGCGGCGGCGAAATCCGGCAACCCCTTGCTCGACGCGCCGCTCGAGGATATTCCAGATCAATGGCGCGAGCACGCGCGTGAGTTGCGGCGCGAGAATGCCAGGTGGCGTGAGATGGCGCGGCAGCAGGACGAATCGGTGCAGCAGCGCCGCCTGGACGACGCCGTGGCTGCGGCGCGGCGAGAGCATGAGAGCAAGACGGCTGCCCTGCTGCAGTCTGAACGTGCTGCGGCGGGCCGGCGCATTGTGGCGGCCGAGGTGCGGTCGGCGGCGCTGGCGCTGGGGATACAGGATCTCGATGCCTTGACGCTGCTCGATACTTCTCGCATTGCGGTCGACGCCGATAGCGGCGAGGTCGATGGCGTGCGCGAGCTGCTGGAGCAGTTCAAGGAGGCCAAGCCCTATCTGTTTCGCGGTGCGCCCAGGGATACGACGCAGACGCGCGGCGTACCGCCTGTTGCCAATGGCAGGAAGTTCGATGCGCGGCACGCTACGCGGGAGGAGCTGGCGTTGGATGCGAGGGCTCGGGGGTTGAATATCAGGCAGTTTTGATTGCGGGCTGGCCGGTCGCCCCTCGCCCGCAGATGCTGGTCATTGCCCACAAGTCTTGGCACTACTAACTCCCGTCTCCCGCAGGCTGGAGAGGGGTGGGGCGGGCGGCGTCATGACTCGGCATGCAAAGGCCATTTTACTGCCGCAATCAATCCATTGAGTTTGCCAAGCGCAGTCGGATCGCAACGTCCCTCACCCCTGCCCCTCTCCCGCCTGCGGGAGAGGGGTTCCAAGCTCCTGTATGCAAATGCGGGTATTGATCAGATCGCAGGCGGGCGAGGGGAGTTCAGTCGGTGATTTGGCTTGGGTTATGAGACGCGCTGGCCGATCACCCCTCTCCCGCCTTCACCGCCCGCGGGCGAGGAGAGTTTTCTCCGTGGGCAGTGCTATGCAGGCATTGACGCCAATGACCAATATCAGTATTGAAGCTGCGCACTAGCGTCTCGTATTACGTTCCCGCATCAAAACCGGATTCACAGTTAAACCTAAGCAACGCGTACGCCTATCTCACGAGAGACATCGCACGCACCCATCATTACCCGACAGCCCCGGTGGCGACGGGAAAACCTCGCTCATAAGGATCACACATGTCGTTCAATAATCTTCCCGCAGCCATTCAGTCCGTCATCCAGGCCGGCTATCTGGAACAGCAATTCGGTTTGCCGCTGAAGGCCCGGCTGGGCTTTCGTGCGATTGCCGATCGCGAGCCTTTTCTGGCCAACGTCGGTGAAACCATCACCAAGACGCGTACCGGTTTGCTGCCGGCGATCACTACGCCGATGGCGCCTGCGGCCAATGCGGATTTCACCAGCGGGCTGACGCCGCAGCAGTTCGGCGTCGAGCAATACATCATGTCGATTGCGCAGTATGCCGGCAACATGCAGTTGAACGTGGCGACGTCGCGTGTGGCGATTGCCGACGTTTATCTGCGCAACGGCTACACGCTGGGCGAGCAGGCGGCGCGTTCGGTCGATACGCTGGCGCAGCAGGCCTTGTTCAATACCTATATGGGCGGCAATACGCGTGTGCGCGTGACGCTGGGTTCGGCCGGCGCGACGGTGTCGGTCGATGACATTCGCGGCTTCCAGAGCACCTTGAACAGCAGCGGCCAGGTGGTGGCGGTGTCGCCGTCGAATCCGGTTGCGGTGACGGTGGGCGGCGATGGGTATTCGTGCATCGGCTCGGCCGCCGACGGCAGCAATGTGTCGACGGCGCCGGGCGGGGTGTCGGGCACGTTGAGCTTTTCGGCCAACGTCATCGTGGCCGATGGCACGGCGGGCAATCCGGTGGTGTCGGCGCTGGCGCCTTATGTGGTGCGGCCTTCGACGTCGAGCAGCAATGTGATGGCGGCCAGCACGGCGGCGATCAGCTCGACGGCGGACATCAACAACGGCAAGCTGACCATGCAGATGATCTTGAACGCCAAGGCGACGATGGCGGCCAACGGCGTGCCGGTGGTCGATGCGACGGGCATGTATCACCTCTATATCGATCCGCTGCAGGCCACGGGCTTGTACAGCGATCCGGCGTTCCAGCAGTTCTTCCGCGGCCAGGTGACGTCGGAAGAGTACCGCATGGGCGTGATCGCGCAGATGCTGGGCGTGCGGCTGCAGGAGACCAATCTGAATCCGGTGCAGACGCTTTCCGGCGTCGGCACGGTGCGCCGCGGCATGCTGGTGGGCCAGGGCGCGCTGGTGGAAGGCTTGTTCACCAACGAGGCTTACCAGAGCAATCTGGACGGTGCGGATGATGAAGCGATGATCGCCATTGTCGACGGCATCGCGCATGTGACGCGCGAGCCGTTGGATGCGTTGAAGCAGGTGGTGACGCAGAGCTGGTCGTATATGGGCGGGTTTGCGGTGCCGACCGATACGACGACGAATCCGAATACGATTCCTACGGCGAGCAATGCGGCTTATAAGCGGGGGATTTTGTTGGAGTCGTTGTAGGCGTTGATAAGCACGCCTGTCCGTGTTTGGTGAAAGGAGCCAGTCTTCTCGCTGTGGAAGGGTGGAGTTTCATAGGCCATAGCTGACAGGTGTTGGTATTCGAGCGACTGGCTGGTCACCCCTCTCCCGCCTGCGGGCGAGGGGAGTGTCTCTCCGGTTGAAGGTTTGTGTTAACGCACTCCGTTTTGCGGAAAAGCCATTCTTGGAAAATCGCATTGCGGCAATTCATTTTGCAGCAAACACCTTGCAGAAAACACTTTGCAACAATCCACTTGCAACAACCCCGTTTCGTAGACCCAGCTTCACTACAAAGAGCCCACCATGCCCTTCATCCCCTACACCTTCACCGACGCCCAACTCGTCGATATCCGGCGCTTTTGCGGCTATCCGGCCTATGGCGACGGGGCTGTGGTGTTTCCGTTTCCCTGGGTGATGCGGCAATACCTGGCCCTGGAATATCGCTTGCAGCATCTCGATCAGAATGAAGGCGCGGTGGTGGTGACTACTTACCTCGCCAATCTTTACACGCTGGAGACGGCGATTCCGGCGGCGGCGGCCAATCTCGATACCGATGCGGCTGCCGTCTGGACGCACAATCGCTACGAATTGAAGGACCGCGATGCGCTGTTCGATTCGTGGCGCCGGCGCTTGTGCAATTTCCTTGGCGTGCCGCCGGGGCCGAACTTCGGCGGCGCGTCCAGCACGATGGCGTTGGTGGTCTGATGGACGCGACTATGCTGCAGGAAAAAATCTACGGCGCCTATGCCAGGGCGGCGCAACGCATCGGGCCGATGTACACGCTGTATCGCCCCAATGGTGCGGGCAGCCCTATCGTACCTGGCAATATCGTCACCACGCTGGCGGCGAGCTTCAACGCCGAGGATATGTCGTACGGCAAGCCGCGCGGCTACGGTCAGGCGGCATGGTATTGCCTGGCTGACGGCACGCAGCTTCAAGTGGGCGATTACCTCGTCAACCTGGCCGACGCTGCGGAGTCTTATTTCATCGCCGCGATGCAAAATGCGCTGCCTATCCTGGCGGTGCAGTGCAATCGTTCAGTGCGAATCGGACGCATGCCGGTGGAAAACGGCGCCGGCTACGTCGGTTATGCGGGCGTGGTGCAAAGCGAAGAGCGCGATGCGCTGGGTGCGGCAGGCGCAGAAGGCACGTTCGGTTCGGGCTGGCCGGCGTCGATTCTGTTGGGCGGCAAGTCGGACAACGGTTCGGTGTTGCCGTCGGGCGTGAAGCAAAGCGGCGTGACGATCCTCTTGCCGACATCCGTTCCGTTGGCGATTGCCCAGTCCGATGTGATTCAAGACGACATGGAGCGCGATTATGCGATTTCCAGCGCCGAGCTGACGCCCTTGGGCTGGCGTATCGAAGCGAACGAGGAGCATTCCTGATGCAGCTTGAAAGCGAGAATTGGCATGGCTGATTTATCCGATGTCGAAGCGGCGTTGGCGCAGCTTGCGGTGACGGCAACCTATCCCGCCGGCACGGCGCAGGTCAGCGTGGCCGGCGTGACGGTGACAATTGCGACGGGCTGGCCCGAGCCGCAGCAGCTGGACGGCATCATCGCCGCCGGCAATGCGATGGTGAGCGTGTTTCCCAAGCCGGGCAGCGAAGAAAACACCACGCGTTTTGTGCCGGTGATGGAAGCGCTCAATGGTGTTCCGGCGGCGCAGTTGATGTTGACTGTGGCGGGTAACCGGGTTGCCGTTGGCGGCGCGATCAATCCGGGCGAGGCGGCGTCTTTGCTGGTGAATTACCAGGGCTATTGCTACGGCGTGCAGGCGGGCGACAGCCTTCTTTCGATTGCGGCGGCGCTGGCGGCGCTGATTCCCGGTGCGAGCGCTGCGGGCGCGGTGGTCACGATTGCGGGAGCGTTCGATATCGCGGCGTCGGTGTCGGTGCCCGTTGCGATGCAGGCCGAGATCGCGCGCCAGCGCAGGGAGTTTTTGATTTCAATCTGGGCTGCCACGCCGGCCATCCGCGCGCTGCTTGGCCCGGCGATCGACTTGTATTTGAAGGCTGCGGCGCAAAAGCGCATTGCGCTGCCGGACGACACGCTGGCGCGGCTGATTTATCGCGGCACGCTGGAGATCGATCATCTGGCCAAGCAGCGCATTTATCGGCGCGACTTGCGCTATGAGGTCGAATACGTCACCAGCAGCGGCGAACTTGACCACACCGTCACCAGCTTCGGCACGGCTATCGCGCCTGCCGGGGGCTTTACACTCACCATCAACATTTGAGGCAAACATGGAAAACCAATTTATTGCACCGGCCCAGGCGTACCACCTCGTCGTG